GCTGAACGGCTCGCCGGCTATTACGTCGAGCACAACGTCAATGCCCTCCTGCGAGGCGACATCGTCAGCCGGTTCGAAGCCTACGGGAGAGCCCTGGCGGATGGCTGGCTGTCCCGCGACGAGGTCCGGGCGCGGGAGAACCTGGCGGCGATCGGCGAGCGGGGCGGCGGGACGAAATACCTCGTCCAGCTCAACCAGACCACGCTCGCGAAGATCGGCGAGGATGAGACCGCCGAGCCCCCCGCGGAGGCCGCGGCCGAGGAAAAGCAGCAATCCCCACCGGCCACTGACCCTCCCATCCACCTCGACTCCAGCGAAAGCCCCCCCCTCGAATGACCCCAATCCAGCGCACCCAACTGGGCGACGTCCGCGGCCTGGCCACACCGGGCGCGCGGCTCCGCGCCCAAACGAAGGACGGCCGGCCGGTCATCACCGGCTACGCGGCCGTGTTCAACAGCCTCAGTGAGGACCTCGGGGGTTTCCGCGAGGTGATCCGGCCCGGGGCCTTCGCCGCCTGCCTGGCCGATGCCGGCCTCGACGTCCGGGCGGTCTTCAACCACGACCCCAACCTCGTCCTGGGGCGCAGCACGGCCGGCACCCTCCGCCTGGTCGAGGACGCCCACGGCCTCTCGTTCGAGGTCGAGCCCCCCGACACGTCCTGGGCCCGCGACCTGATGGTCTCGATCGCCCGCGGGGACATCTCGCAGTGCTCGTTTCGTTTTTATATGTTCGCCGACCCTCTCCGCGGCCAGGTCTGGCGCGCGGGCTCCGACGGCGTGATCCGCGAGATCACCGAGTTCGCCGAGGTCGACGACGTCTCCGTGGTCACCTATCCGGCCTACAAGGCGACCGAGGTCTCCCTCCGGTCGCTCGAGTCCTTCCGCCGGAGCCAACAGCCCAGTGGCCCAGCCGGCCCGGCTGGGAATCGAGCCTGGCTGATCCAGGCCGATATGCGGATCCAGCTCGCCGCGGCCGGCGCCGCGGTCTGATTCCCTTCCTTTCCCACTCACACCCCGCCTCTCCCTTCCCTCTCTCTCCCATCAGGACATCGTGGAATGACCAGCGTTGAATTGCGCGAGAAGCGCGCCGGCCTGATCAAGCAGGCCCGCGACCTCTGGACCACGGCCCAGGCCCGCGAGAACGGCCCGACCGCCGAGGACAAGCAGGAATTCGACCGCGTGATGAGCGCGGCCAACGACCTCAAATCCGACTACGAGCGCGCCGAGCGGCTCGAGTCCGAGGAGCGCGACCTCGACCGCGCCGAGCCCCGGGCCGGCAGCCCGATCACCGGCCAGGAGCCCCGCGGCAACGGCAACGGCCGGCATGGCCAGGGCCAGATCCGCACGGCGGCCGAGTACCGCGCCAGTGCCGAGTACCGCGCCGTGTTCTCCGACTGGCTCATGACCGGCCATGTGCGCTTCGACAAGGTCCCGGCCGAGTACCGGGACACGATCATCGGCACCGACAGCAAGGGCGGCTACCTCTCGACCCCGACCCAGCTCGCCAACGAGATCGTCAAGCAGTGCGACGACTTCGTCTTCGTCCGGGCGCTGGCCACGAAGGTCCAGTGCACCGAGGCCAAGGCCGTGGGCGTCCCCCAGCTCGCGACCCGGATGGCCGATGCGTCCTGGACGACCGAGGTCCTGGCCGTGACCGAGGACACGACCCAGGCGTTCGCCCGCCGCGACCTGACCCCGACCCTGCTCTCGAAGCTGGCCAAGGTCTCGATCCGCACCCTTTCGGGCGCGGCCAACGCCGAGAGCCTGATCGTTTCCGAGCTGGGCTACAAGAACGCGATCACCGAGGAAAAGGGCTACATGACGGGCACCGGCTCCAGCCAGCCCCTGGGCATCTTCGTCGCCAGCGCCAACGGGATTGCCTCCGGCCGGGACGTCTCCACCGGCAACACCTCGACGGCGATCGGCGCGGCCAACCTGTACGAGATGAAGTACAGCCTGAAGGCCCCCTACCGGAACGATCCCACCTGCCGGTGGCTGTGGTCCCGGACCGCGGTCAACGCGATCATGCAGCTCAAGGACTCGCAGAACCGCTACCTGTGGGAGCCCTCGCTCCAGGCCGGCCAGCCCGACCGGCTCCTGAATGTCCAGGTTGCGGAGTCCGAGTACGTCCCCAGCACCTTCACCACCGGCCTCTACGTCGGTGCGATCGGCGCCTTGCGGTACTACTGGATCGCCGAGGTCGCCGAGATGCAGATCCAGCGCCTGATCGAGCGCTATGCCGACACCAACGAGGTCGGCTTCATCTCGCGGCGCTACGTGGACGGCTCCCCCGTCCTCTCGGAGGCGTTCGCCCGCTCGAAGCTGGCCTGATCTTTTCGCGTGGTGCGTGGACCGTGGTGCGTGGACCGAGAAGACTCTTCTCCCCACGGACCACGGACCACGGTCCCCGGTCCACGCTCCTCCCTCCCCAGGATCAATCAACCGATGCTCCTCCGTCTCCTGACCATCATGGCCGGCCCCGAGTTCGCGCACGACGCCGGCTCCGTGGTCGACTTCCCCGAGGGCACAGCGCGGGCGCTGGTCGCCGGCGGCTTTGCCGTGGCCATCGGCGCGCCTTCTGAGGCACCGGCGCCGGCACCTGCATCGGAGCCGGATGAGCCCTCCGTCGTGGCCGAAACCGCCGAGGTCAACCAGCGCCGCCGCGCGAGGAACCGACCCTGATGGAGCCCGTCATCGTCACTCCGCCGGCCGCCGAGCCGGTCTCTGTGGCAGAGGCAAAAGCACACCTCGTCGTCGAGCACTCCGACGACGACGCGCTGATCGCCTCGCTGGTGACCGCGGCCCGGCAGCGCGCCGAGAGCGTGCTCGGGCGCGTGTTCGTCACCACCGAGTTCGACTGGGTCCTCGACGGCTGGCCGGTTGCTCCCCTGTTCGCCACCGGCCGGGTCATCCAGACCCTGAACATGCCCCTGTGGCCCCGCTCGGAGATCCGGCCCGTTCACTGCCCGCTGGTGTCGGTCACCTCGATCGAGTACCTCGACCCGACCGGCGCCTCGGTCACCCTCGACCCGGCCGCGTACGAGGTCATCGCCGGCACCCCCGGGCGGATCCTCCCGGCGTATCAGACGGCCTGGCCGGTCGTGCGTCCCTGGCCGGGCTCCATCACCGTGCGCTACGTGGCCGGCTACGGGCCCGATGCCTCGACCGTGCCCGACAGCGTCAAGGCGGCGATCAAGCTCATGGTGGGCGGGTGGTACGAGCAGCGGGCGCATCTGACGGCCGGGGCCCTGGACGTCGTCCCCGCGGCCGTCGACTGGCTGCTGGCGGCCGCCGACCCGGGGATTTACCGATGATGCGGCCCGTGATCGCCGGGTCCCTCCGCGGCCGGCTCGAGCTGTATGACGTCCCCGAGACGGCCAAGGACAGCTACGGCCAGCGCGCGCGGGCCGGGACGCTCCTGGGCACCTTCCGCGGCGAGGTCCGGCCCCTGTCGGGTCGGGAACTCCTGAACGTCCGGGCCATCTGGCCGACGGCGACGCACAGGGTCACCCTCCGCTGGCTGGGCTCGAGCCTGCCCACCTCCGCCTCCAACCCCCGCGGCCTGATCCTGCCCCGCATGTACGTGGTCGACCTCCGCGACGGCAACCGGCTCGACGTGGTGTTTGCCTCCAACGTCGAGCACCTCTCCCGGAAATGGGAGCTCACGTGCGAATCGAAGGTTAACACATAAATGAGCATCAACCACAAGCTGACCTGCACGGTGCAGTCCGACGAGTCCGGCAGCCAGGGCGGCTACGACAACGAGTCGGGCACCACCGAGATCGTGCTGGACGTCGGGCCCCTGCCGGCCTCGACGTCGAACCAGGCGATCACCCTGGCCTTCACGGTCAGCACGCTGCAATCGATCTATCTGGTCAGCGACAAGGGCTGCACGCTGCGCACCAACGGCACCGGCACGAGCGAGGTCCAGACGCTGTCGATCACCGGCACCCCGACCGGCGGGACCTTTGCCCTGGGCTACTCGGGCGAGGTCACCGGCCCGATCGCCTACAACGCCAGCTCCGCCACCGTGCAGACGGCGCTCCGGGCCCTCGCCGCGATCGGGTCGACCGGCGTCACCTGCTCGGGCGGCCCCTTGCCCGGCTCGGCCGTGACGATCACCTTCGGCGGGACGCTCGCGAATACCAACGTCTCGGCCATCACCTCCGACCTAGGTGCGGGCCTCACCGGAGGCAGCTCGCCGGCGATCGCCGTCACCACGACCACTCCCGGCAAGCCCTCCGACGTGATCACGCTGGTCGCGGGCATCCCCCTGGTCTGGGGCCGGTCGGCCGGCTACTACGCCTGCCCCTTCACCACCGACGTGACCACCGCCTACGTCTCCTGCACGGCCTCCGCGCGATTGCAAGGCAAGATCCTCACTTCCTGATCACCCATGCCCAGATCCACCAATTCCGCCGTCATCATCACCGGCCTGAAGGCCATCGACCGGCGCCTGAAGTCCCTCGAGCCGAGGCTTCAGCGCAAGGTCGTGCGCCAGTCGATGCGCGCGGGGATGAAGGTCCTGGCCCAGGCGGTCAAGGCCGAGGCGCCGGTCCTCACCGGCGCCACCGAGCACGCGGTCAAGGTCCGGGTGCCGAAGCGGAAGAAGCGCGGCGAGATCGCCCTGGACGTGCAGATCGCGGCGGATCCGGCCCTGGTGAAGACCGGTGCCAACGGCAAGTCGGTGTTCTATCCCGCGGTCGAGCAATATGGCGCGCGGAACCATCCCCCGAACCCCTTCATGACCCGCTCGTACGACCAGGCCGGCGAGACGGCCCGCAACGTGACCCTGCAAAAGCTCCGCGACGGCATCGAGCGCGAAGCCTCCAAGACATGACAGACGCTCAATTCTAGGAACATCCTGATGTCAATGAAGGTCCTCAAGACGGGGCAACAGCAGCTCCTGGCCGATCTCCTCGCGGGTGGGTCGCTGGAGAACTGGTCGCTCCGGCTGTTCTCGACGAGCCACACCCCGGCCGTGACCGACACGCTGGCCACGTACACGGCGATCGAGGCGTCTTTCACCGGCTACAGCGCCAAGACCTTGACGCGCAGTATCGCGGCCGGCACCTGGGGCAACGTGGGCTTGACCGGCACCACGATCGATCCGGCGAACAACAACGCCAAATCGACGTATGGCACGCAACAGACCTGGTCGGCGACCAGTGCCCAGACGATCTATGGGTATTTCCTCTCCGGGGTCACCTCGGGCGTCGGCATCCTCGCCGAGCAGTTCGCCAGCTCGATCAGCCTCACGAACCCCTCGAGTTTGAACCTGACTCCCGCCCTCGAATTGGGATCGAATTGACCATGACAACGCTCCGCCCCGGCCACTGGTACAAGAGCAAGCAGGCCCTCGAGAAGGCCCAGGGCCTGCGCCTGCTCGACCCGCCCCACAAGACACCCGACGGGTTCGCCGTCCTGATCTACGACGAGCGCGGGCCGATCGTGCAGCCCGGCTCCGGTGATGCCCCGTCGCGCGTCGTGGTCCATCCCCCCGCGCTGGTGATGCAGGCCGACCACGGGCACGACCTCCTGCACGTCGCCCGCCACGACCGATCGGGCCGGCCCGAGCCGGCAATCGACCGCGTCGAGTTCGCGGTCGAGGACCTCTCCGACGTGACCCCGCTCTGCGAGTACGACCACCTGCCCCCCGGCCGCCAGGATTACTCGGTGTTCCCCCGCGGGCACAAGCTCATCTGATCTTTGAGAGTGGTCAGTGTTCAGTGTTCAGTGTTCAGGAAATGCGAATACGTTCCCTCTTCTGTCCTCTCTTCACTGACCACTGACCACTGACCACTGACCACT